TTTCGTGTGGTATAGTTAGTCATAAACTGAGAGAAGGAAAGAGAAATGACTGTTGTTGTGAATAAGACCGCTGATGACCTGATGATCGGACTCGGTAATATGTACGATGCGATGGTTGCAGACTATGCAAAGTTCATGGTTCCTGACACGGACAACAAGAAGACTATGAACGACGACTATGCTAATGGTCTTGCATACAAGTTCGGTAAGAAGTATGTCAAGGTTCTTGGGAATAATGGTGGCAATGTTATTGCCTTCGTTGTTAACACTGATAATGACAAGAAGTTCAAGAAGGGTGACATTCTGAAGCCTGCTGGATACAACGCTCCTGCTCGGAACAAGGCACGGGGTAATATCTTCGACGGTAACTACCCTATCAACTGGACCGGCCCCCTTTATCTCTAGGGGGCCATTTTAGGGGTTGACAGATTCCTTTTTGTGTGGTATAGTTAGACATAATCAGAGAGAGGTTGTTATGACTAAAGAAGTTTCGGTTCGTGAGATCATGGGTGATTTGCTCGACATCAATCCCATCGTTAATGTTGGGACTACAAAGACTCCCATGTATGTTGTAGATTCTTCGTGGTTGATTCGTGCCTATGAGAAGTCGATTGGAAAAGACATTGGTGACGACTTTGATGGGTATGTAGAGTTTTCTGACAAGTTTGTCGATGAGTTCACCATGTCTAATGATGTAGAATTGACTCTTGAGAAGATTATCTGATGAAGAAAATTGTGACTGTTGCGATTGAAACCCTGTTCATGTTAACCCTATTTGCGGCGGGATGGTTTGCTCTCGTCGTATTTTAGGGGTTGACAAAAAGAATCAAGTATGGTACTATAAGACATAATCAAGAGATGAGGTTGTCATGATTAGTGTTGATGTTACAGGTGGTCTGAAGAAGGACAGAGTTCTTGCTGAAGACATTGTGTGGTCGATGATTACCGTACTGATGCCCCGCATTCGTAACCTTGAAGTCGAGGTTCGTTTCTGCAAGACGATGGAAGATGGTGCTCAGGGTTGGTGTACTGTTGGTGATGATACTCGCCACCTCATTCTTGAGATTGACCATCGTCTGAGTCGTGTGGTCAGCAAGGAAGAGTTCATCGAAACGATTGTTCATGAGATGGTCCACGTTTGGCAGTGGGCCACGGGACGGATGATTGAACGGTGGCGTGGTGGTTATCGGAATCTCTGGAAGTGTGAGGATGGTAAGTATCGCAACTTCATGAATGTGAAGTACATTGACCAGCCTTGGGAGATTGAGGCATACAAGTTGCAGGGTCCGTTGACCCAGGCATATATGGAAGTGAAAGGAATTAAGTAATGAGTCAGATGAAAAACTTCATGATGGATGTTGAAGAGTTTGTGGATGGTTATTTCTTCGATGCTCCGAAACCGTTTGATTTCACCGTTGATGAAATCTGTGAGGATACAGAGAAGTTCTTTCTTTCAGTTGAAGCGGGACGTTATGCTCGTCAGTATATGGAACTAGAATATGAATGCACTTGAAGCACTTATAATTGCGGCAACACTTGCTGGTTCAACAGAACCAGCATCTCCAGTAGTCTATGATGATTCTGTAACCTGTCTAGCAAAGAATATGTATTACGAGGCAAGGAACCAAGGGACTGCTGGTTGGATGGCAGTCACTGCGGTTGTTCTCAATCGTGTGAATGACGATAGGTTCCCTAACTCAATCTGTGAGGTTGTCGAAGAGGGTCCAACTCGTAAGTCATGGAAAGACCCGAATGTAAGAATTCCAATCAAGCATCGTTGTCAGTTCTCATGGTTCTGTGATGGTCAATCAGACAATCCAAAGGACAAGACGACATACAACGAGATGCTAAGTCTTGCAGATAGTATTCTATCAAACGAACTGCCATTCTATGACATTACAGATGGCGCAACTCATTACCATGCAGATTACGTCACCCCTGCATGGGCAAAGACTAAGACTATGACAGTCGAAATTGGTGACCACATCTTTTATAAATGGGAACAATAGGTTGAATATTTTTTATCTATCGAAAGACGCTGAGACAGCAGCGCAGCTTCACTGTAACAAGCATGTCGTGAAGATGATTTTGGAGACTGCTCAGATGCTATCAACTGCACATCGTGTTCTTGATGGTGATGAGTATGCAGACGCAATGGGTTTATACAAACTGGCGCATAAGAACCACCCGTCTACAATCTGGACTCGTACCTCTGACGAGAATTATCTGTGGCTGTATGATCTGTTTCACTATCTTCTCAAGGAATATACTTTCCGTTATGGGAAGCACCATGCAAGTGAACGACTAGTTGGCGCACTCTCTAAACTTCCAGACAACATTATGTCTCTCGGTTTCACTGACCCACCTCAGTGTATGCCTGAACATTGTAAGGGTGAGGATACTGTTCTTGCCTATCGGACTTACTATATACTAGAGAAAATGCGTTTCGCAAAGTGGACGAAACGCCCTATGCCGGAGTGGTTTAATGCAGAGGGAGCCGTATTGGGATTATATGGGAAGACGAATGAAGGAAGAGAGACTACCGCGAATGTCTGAAACAGACTTATTGAAAAAAGAAATCTCTCAGATGCAAAGTCAAATTCAGTATTTGATGACGAGAGTTAAAGATTTAAACGAAGAGGTTGATAAGTTATCCAAATATCAACCAGATCAGTTGGAGTTATTTTAATGCCGACATATACTTTTTATAATGAAGAGATGGGAGTAGAATTTGATCTGTTCATGAGCATGTCTGAACGTGAAGAATATCTTAAGAACAATCCAAAGGTTACACAAATGCCATCTGCTCCTGCTATTGCTGGTGACCATATTATGGGTGTAGGTCCAAAGGTAGATGGTGGATTTACAGAGAACATGCAACGTATTGCAGAGTCACATCCAGGCACACCTCTTGCAGATCGTTACGGTTCAAGTAGTACACGATCTACTAAAGAAATTCAGACAAGAAACGTACTTAAGAAACACGGAGTGTTATAAATAAAATTGACACGGGCGAGAAATCAAACTTCAGCAAGGGATGCACAGCATCTACGCAAGCTGGGAAGTCACTCCGCCCATGTGTCAGAGGGGGGAAGGCGCGCCCCCACTCCCCCCTCTTTTTCTCTCTAAAGGATTGTTATGGCAAGTAAGAATAAAGAAATCAATCATTCCCAACTCGTAACTGTCAAACCCATTACAGACAGTCAGAAGGTTGTGTTTGATACATGGAAGAAGGGTAAGAACCAATTCCTATTTGGTGCGGCAGGAACAGGTAAGACCTTTGCATCACTCTACCTCGCACTCAACTCAGTTCTCGATTTGAAGACCAAATATGAACGAGTCATTATCGTGCGCTCTCTCATTCCCACAAGGGAGATTGGGTTTCTTCCCGGCGACGAGGAAGATAAGTCTGCACTGTATCAGGTGCCGTATCAGAACATGGTTCAGTTCATGTTTGAGATGCCAAATGAACAGTCGTTCAACTCACTCTACGATAGACTGAAGGGACAAGGTTCTCTATTCTTTTTATCAACTTCTTTCCTAAGAGGGTTGACATTTGATAACTCTATTGTTATAGTAGATGAGTGTCAGAACATGAACTTCCATGAACTGGATACAATCATCACTCGCATAGGGCAGGACTCTCGTATCGTGTTCTGTGGTGACTTTGATCAGAGTGATCTACAGAGAACGAATGATAGGAATGGACTACATGACTTCCTACGCATTCTGGAAGAGATGGACGAATTTAACTGCACAGAGTTCAGCATTGGAGATATCGTAAGGTCTGGATTTGTGCGAAACTATCTAATTAACAAAATTAAAATGGGACTAGGAATGGAATAATGACTACTACTTTTACATGGATATTTAATCCACTTGAAACTGCTACAGAAGATGATCTCTCAGATGTAGTAAAGACTGTACACTGGAGAATTACTGGTGTTACAGATGACGATGTACCTGTTTCTGGTACAGTTTATGGTACAATTTCTACTGATGAACCAGATTCGGATTCATTTACAGCGTTTGCCGATCTAACGGAAGCAGATGTTAAGGGTTGGGTTCTTGCAAAGCTAACAGAAGAAGATGAGACTGCTAGTGAAGCAGAGACTCGATATCAAACACAAGTGCAAGATCAAATTGATAATCAGAAAACTCCAGCGGTAGAATCTAAGTCTGCCCCTTGGACATAATACATAAGGAATGGAATAATGGATACTGAAAAACTTAGAGAACAACTTAAAATTGACGAGGGATGTGTTTATGAAATATATAACGATCATCTTGGGTATGCTACTTTTGGCATCGGCCATCTGGTTACTGAGTCAGACCCCGAGCACGGTTCCGACATCGGAACAGAAGTATCAGAATCTAGAGTGGTTGAAGCCTTCGAGCAAGATGTCCAAACAGTATTGTCAGACTGCGCCATCTTATATCCAGACTTCGAGGAGTTGCCAGAAGAAGCTCAACAAGTGATTGCAAACATGATGTTCAATCTTGGTCGTCCTCGACTATCTGCTTTCAAGGGTATGAAATCGGGTGTGGACGCAAGGGATTGGAATGAAGCAGCAGACCAGATGGTAGACTCACGTTGGTATCGTCAAGTAGGGGCAAGAGCAGAACGACTCGTTGAGCGTATGCGTAATGTTTAATCATACACCAGTAGAGTTGCCTACTATATCTGCAACAAACAAGGACGGTATTCGTCTGTATGAAACACCAGATGGTAACAAGTATCCGTCAATCACCACTGTACTATCTGTACGAAACAAGCAGGGTTTGATGGAATGGCGTAAACGTGTTGGTGATGATGTTGCAAACTACGTTGCACGAACTGCTGCAGCAAGAGGTACTAAGGTTCACCAGATGTGTGAAGACTACCTCAACAACATGCATCGTGACTTTCCCGAAAAGTGGGAAGAACACAAGAAGAATTTTCTGCCTTGGTGCCTGTTCAATCAATTAAGAGATGTTGCACTGCACAAATTAAATAACATTTATGCACAAGAAGCGGGTCTTTACAGTGATAAATATAAGGTAGCGGGCAGAGTAGATTGTATTGCAGAATATGATGGAACACCTTCCATTATTGACTTCAAGACATCCTCTAAAGAACGCAATGATGATTGGAATGAAAGTTATTACATTCAAGGCTCTGCGTATGCAGAGATGTTCGGAGAGAGAACAGGGATTGAAATCTCACAGGTAGTTATTCTCGTAGTCACAGAGGACGGAACTGTTCAAGAGTTTGTAAAGGACAAAAACAATTATCTAGATGCGTTAGTCGAATCCGTTGCAGAATGGAGAAGACGTAATGAAGTATCTAACATTCCTAACAGCACTGCTGCTTAGTACACCTATCTTTGCACAGGAACCACCAAGTTTTTTTCAAACACAGAAACCAGTTCTTTGTGCGCCGTTAAACATTATTCTGGGTGCAGTTACAAATCTAGGTGAGGAGCCTTATGCATATTGGACTGACCCTGATAATGATACTGTTAATCTAATGTACGTTGGAGACAGTGGAATTACCATCGTTGAATCTTTTGCAAATGGTAATGCATGTATTATTGGGTCGGGTAAAGATGTGGAATTTGTGAACAAGGCGACAAAAAGTTCCTTGACTCTCAAAGGAAAAGATGTTATATATAACAGGTAACGTTGATGATGACTCAACGCTGTACTGGACGCGGGGGCAGTACCCGCCGCCTCCACCATAAACACATGAGGATATAATGAATTGGGATTGGCACTGGATTAGTTGGTTTAAAGGAACTCCTTTTCAATGGGGCGAATTTAAATTAAATAGTGGAAATCCTTATAAAAGTTATAGATTTGGACCATTACTTATTCGTGTGTTTCTGAGGGGGGCGAACTAGGATCGACGGGCAGTTAATAGGAATTCGGAGTTACACGGTTGGTCGCGTATAGACCAAAAACTACAAGTGCCAATGATAACATTGCACCTATGGCCCTTGCTGCGTAAGCAGTAAGTGTCGGGGTTTCGGTGGGTGTCCTAGCAACAGAATCACCCACCAACACACACAAACACAAGGAGAAAGAAATGACATTCATCGTTTCCACACTAACATTTGAAACAGGTCTTGGCGATTGGTTCAATCGTATTTTCAAAAAAATGCAACCATATGGTTACACTCGTGCAGCTATTGAAATGGAACGTGAGGGGTATCCCAAAGAGGCTGCTGCTCTACGTCAGATGGCAAAGTTTGTAGGAGAGTAATCATGGCTAAGACACCTTATGAGATTCGACTTGATCTTCTGACTATGGCAAAAGACATGCTTGACAAACAGTATGAGGCTGCGTCTAATATGGCATGGCAGGCATTTGAGAAGGCAGCAGAAGACAACAAGGATATGTACAAGAGTTTTGACCAGTACATTCCAAAGATGTTCACACCTGATGAGGTTCTCTCTCAAGCAGAGAAACTACAGGAGTTCATCAACAGAAAGGACTAACATGACTAAAACAATCATCACTCTAGTAGCAGCACTAGGTATTTCATCTACTGCTCTTGCTAATGAACCACAGAAACCAAATCCAATGAACATGGTTGACCTCGCAATCGTAACTGACACAGAGTACGACATCGACGGTGAAACCACCAACACTGAGTTTGGTATCGAAGCAGGTGCAAAGGGTTTCTCTCTTTCCCTACTTCCAAATTATGATTGGGACAACAGCGAAGTAGATAATATCGAACTCGGACTAAGTTATGATTGGAAGATTACCAAGTCTTTCACAATGACACCATATGGTACTTACAATGTTGATACTGACATTACAGAACAGGGTAAGACCATTGGAGTGAAGACTCGATATTCCTTCTAAATAATAGGGGTTAGACGCCAGAAATAGTCTCGCGGGGAGCCACGGTCAGCTCCCCATTTTTACTAGAGGAGAACTTATGACTTTGAACACTGCTAAATCTTTCTCTCTAGAGATTGAAAGAATTGCTAATGAAAAGGGTATTACCCACATGGAGGCAGTACTAGATTATTGTTACCGTAAGAACATCGAACCCGATACAGTCGGGAACCTTATCTCAAAGAGTCTCAAGGAAAAGATTGAGGCAAATGCGAGGGAACTAAATTTTTTACCAAAGACTGCTAAACTGCCTATTTGATGGAACCTATTGACATATATTTGATGTACTGTGCCTTCAAGGCGCATTTTGGAAAGACTGATTATGACTTTGTGAAGTACAAAGGTAAGACTCGCATTTCCAGAGACACATTCTATAAGCGCAAGGACCGTGGGTTCTTCGTGCGTCTATCCAGAAAATATAAGTCAGAAGAGGAAGTCAAGAATTACTTTCTGTCCAACTTCATCAAGGACAGGAAGGGTTACATCGCCAACTTCAATGATGAGAACTATAACTCATGGAAGTTGAAGCGGAGTAACTTCTTTGATATGTTTGTGGTTGAGATGACTCCACTTGTGAAGGAATTTGAACCACTGTTTGAGGTGAAGAAACACAACCACCCGAAACTTCTTAAAGAGTTTCTGGGTGGGCGTGTATCACTAGAGACGATGATCATTCTAGATGAGTTAGTCTCTTTCAGTGATAATTGGGACAAACTATTAGGGGACGATATTGTATGGCCTGACCTAAAAAGATTTATGAATGATTACAAAAGGTTCTTGACAATTGACAAGAATAAGTATAGAATGAATTTATTAACATTAATTGAGGAGTCCAGAGATGGATCGTGTTGAAGGTTTTTTTGAGGCAAAGGTTGCCGAACTCCAGAAGACTGTGAAGGCATTGCAGTGGGATAATGCAGAACTCACCAAGAAGAATGGTGAACTCTCTGAGAGAGTTGCAGAAATGGCGATGATGCGTAACAATCGTCGTCCAAATAACAATCGGGATAATCGTAACCGAAAGTAAAGAATAAGTGCCTCTATAGTTTAACGGTAAAACAGTTGATTTGTAATCATCAGATCGCAGTTCGATTCTGTGTGGAGGCACCATTCTACAGGAGAAATATATGATTTGGGCAATTAGTATTTTGAGTATCGCTGTAATCTGTTTGGTTGCAGTGAATGTAATTGATTATTTTTGGCATAAACGTATTGAAGTTCGTCTTGATAAACTAGATGGTGCATCACTTAACAATATGCGACGATCAAAAAATATGCAGCATGAGGATTTGTTGAAGTAACGATGACAGTAAAACTTATATCATATTCGCAAACGCATCCCAACCAAATGCTCATATCCCCTGCACCTGATGTAGATTACAGTGTGCAGGATTTGATTGCGTATTGCGCCCGTGTATCCAATCCATCAAATCAGAACAACAGTGCGACGGCAGATAAACTCATTCGTTATCTCGTCAAACACAAGCACTGGTCACCTCTTGAGATGGTCAGTGCGTGTCTTGAGATTGAGACAACACGAGATATCGCAAGACAGATTTTGCGTCATCGTAGTTTCAGTTTCCAAGAGTTCAGTCAGCGTTATGCAGACCCAACTAAGGACTTGAATTTTGTCACTCGTGATGCACGTTTGCAAGACGAAAAGAACCGTCAGAATAGTGTAGAGGTTGATGATCCCAAACTACAGGAAGAGTGGGACACTCTACAGGAGATGGTGATTGAGGACGCACGTTCTGCATACAACTGGGCAATCAGTAAGGGTATCGCAAAGGAACAGGCTCGTGCAGTTCTACCAGAAGGTCTTACTATGTCTCGCATGTATATGAACGGAACTCTTCGTTCATGGGTTCACTATATCGAACTTCGTAGTGCAAATGGGACACAGAAGGAACACATGGATATTGCAAAAGAATGTGCCGTTGAACTTGCACCAATCCTTCCCATGATCAAGGAATTTGTGAATGAATAACTTGAAACTTGATCCAGCAGATCGTGAATGGGAATACGATGGTGACGGTCAAAAGATTTACAAACCAGAAGCTGGATATGGAAGCAAAACCCCATACTATGATCGTGCATTGATTGTTGGTAACGGTGAGTCTCGTAAGTGGTTCACAGAGAAACAGTATGATGTGAGAGCAACCGTATGGGGTTGCAATGCAGTCTACCGTGATATCAAGGTAGATAACCTCGTTGCAGTTGATTACGGTATGCAACAGGAAATCTATACCTCTGGTTACTGGCGTGATACACAGTGTTGGTTCACAAACTGGTCTATTCTGCCATCTGAAGTTGGGGACATGATGTTTATGGGATACGATATTCCAGAGTCATTCGTTCACAAGACACCCAATCGCACAGACCGTTGTGTTATCTCAGGTAAAGACCCTGTGACACTACAGGAGAAGATTGAGGTGGCAATGAAGATGAATCCAGACCTCGACATGGTTGACCTTCGTAACAAGATGGAGAAGGATGTTGGTGTCTGGATTACATATGTCGAAGAGGACGACAACATAAATAACGTTGACTTTCCTGTAGGATGGTCAACTGGAAATACTGCTATTCACCTTGCATGTCAAAGTGGTGCAGAAGAAGTTTATATCGTGGGATTTGATTTGTCAACATATGACGAACCATTGAACAATGTATATAAAGGGACAGATAACTATCTGTCAAGTGATGCAAAAGGTTTTAATTCAACCAATTGGATTAACCAGATGCAAACTGTTTTTACAGAGTATAAGGATGTTAAGTTTTATTGGGTTGATCCTGTTGACCGCTTTGGTCAAGAAGAGTTTTTTCTAACGGATCAAAATGGTAAATTTAATAATCTAAGTTACTTGACAAAGAACAGTCTTTGTGATAAATTAAATATACTTTAACATACGAAACATACGTTAACATAAGGAGACATAAGATGTCATTATCCGCTCTTAAGAAGCAAAACTCACTCGACAAACTACTTGGCGCAGTCCAAGCAGAGTCAGCACCCCAAGAAAAGAAGTCCTACGTTGATGAACGTATCTGGAAGCCAGTCATGGACAAGTCTGGTAATGGATATGCAGTCATTCGTTTTCTGCCCGCAGTAGAGGGTGAGGACATGCCTTGGGCAAAGATTTGGAACCATGCGTTCCAAGGTCCAACTGGTCAGTGG